GTTCAGAATAACAGAAGCCTCGCTCCAAATACATCCCATGAAGCCGAGGAAAGTCAGGGCCGTATAGAGCGATTGCATCTTGGATGGCCCCCATTAGGTAGCGATAAGCCCGTGTGTGCGAAGTTTGGCTAGTAAAGCGTTCACCTTGTTTTCTAATGCCACAATAGACGCAAGCACGGTAGTTGCATTTACGGTGTCTGAACCAGTGATGCTGCTAGTAACAGACACATTAGCTTCTGCTAATTCTTGTGCGCCAACTACTTTAATAGTAGACACTTTATATCCTAGCACGCCCGTATTTACTGAATATGTTGTAGTAAGTGGGCCGCCAAAAGTAGATGTACCAACACCATTAAGATTAAAATAACTAGTAAATACACCAGTAGAAGCATCGTATGTCCCAAAATTAGCAATAATGTTTTCTGATGCGCCCCAATTAGTGCCAACAATTAAACCGTATTTTTCTGTTGTGTTGTTTTTATGAGTAATACTAGCTGCATAAGTTGTTGGTACTGTAGCTGCATTAGAGCCTTTAGATACCGTCAAACCATCCAGACTGGTAATAGTGACAACGCCAGCAGATGTCCATGCTGGCGCACCTGTAGATAATTTGGCATATCCTAAACCGCCCTCTTTGACTGAAAGGATTGGGAATCCGCTACCTGTTAATTGAATGGTAGAGTTATCAACGCAACCTTGAGCTAACACAGCATTAAGGAAAGTGTTATTTAGGCTTGCGGCTGTTACTTGGTCGCCAGTTGTAAATGAATTACCAGTAGTGATGTTAGCCATAGGGATAGTTTATCAGATAATTGTGTTGAAGACTAGTATTTAACAAAAACATCAGAATTGCTAGTGCCATAGGGATAGATGTTAAAAATATAGGATGCGCCTGCGGCAATCGTAGTAGGGGGGGTGGCTCCATTTACCCAATTCCATGTTCCGGGCCATGCTAATGTTAGAACCCCGCCTGTGGTGTTTTTAATGTTTAAAACAAATAAAACACCTGATGCCAGAGATGATGTGCCAAAGGTTGCATTGCCCGTGAGTCCAATATACACATTGCTTTTAACTGAAAAGTTAAGGGTAATGGTTCCGCTGGTGGCATATCCTAATTCTGGAGATGCTTTCCATTGGTCAAATGCCCCAATAGACCCTTGAATGTTGGTTCCATTCACCGCAATGTCTCCCGTTCCGGCGGCACATTCTAAGATAACATTGCCTAGTTCGTCACCATAGGATAGGGAAATTCCGTTGGTTTTAACCGCAGAATTGATAAAATTGCTAGGATAGGCGTTGGTAGAAACTGTATCTAAGCCCACTCCATTAACAGACACCTTGCGAACTCTTGCGCCATCAAACACAAACCCATAAATACTAGCCGCTGAATATAAAGTAGAGGATTGTAAGCCCGTATATATGCCACCATTAATTACAACATCTTGCGTGTAATAGGTTTGTCCACCGTCACTAATTACAACGCTATTAAATGTTTTGCCTGTGCCGGGAGTCACATTGTCTCCGGGGAAACAGAAACAATTATTCATTACAATGCCCGATATTCCTTCAAATCTAAATGCGCCAAAATTGTCCCTTGGCCCTCCGTTTGGCCCACAAGCGGTAATAACAATCCCCCCAACACTACTACTAGGGTCGCTATTAGATAAACCATGGGCAAATAATGCCGTATAACCATAATCAAAGGTGCATTGAGAAATCTTCACGCCTGTAACAGCACTGCCGCTCGTGTGACCGTCTAAAAACATACCCACAGACCCAACGGATGGGCTGCCAGCAGTATTAAACAAACAATTATCAATACTAGATTCTGTTACAACCTTCCCATATTCTGCCCCAAATAGAAAGCATGACCATAAAGTTTGTAGTTTAGCGGTGGCCGCGCCTAGATTTGCAGTGCTAGTGATTACAACGGTGTTGGCCGTAACACTGGCGCATTGCCATCTATTATTGTATCCCCCGACAGTGGCATTGGTAATTAAAACATAATCGCCAGCAACAAAACCATGTGCCGTAGCGGTAACGGTAAAGTTGGATGCAGTAGAAGTGATAGAGGAACTAGCAAAGGACTTCCACGGCCCTCCTCCTTGAAAGAATGAATCAGATATGTTTAAGGAATTGCATCCACTA